CGTTACGTTTGAGTCTGCAGCGTACGTTGCAAGATATATTACGAAGAAAATCACAGGTCCAGAAAGCGAGAGAGCGTACGAGAGAGTTTTGGATTCTGGCGAGATCGTTAGGATCGCGCCTGAGTACGCGACCATGTCTCGTAGGCCTGGTATTGGCCATTCTTATTTCGCTAGTTACGCAGATCAGATCTATCGCCATGATTTCGTAGTGGTTCGCGGTGTTCCGTCGCGGGTGCCGAAGTTTTATGATAAATTGCTTGAAAAAGCAGATCCAGCGTTGTACGCCAGGGTTAAGGATGATCGAGAATGTGCCTTATCGGTTTTCCCTCCTGAGGATCGTACTCCAGATCGCCTCGCCGTTCGCGAGCGCGTGAAACAGGCCCAATTAAGGCACCTTTCTAGGAGATACGAAATTGAGTGATTCAGATAAAAAACCTATTGCAGAAAGCATAACTGTTACTGCTGAAGAGTTGGCTAAGGCTTTTATTCGTGCTGAAGCTGATGATTTTATTGCTCGAGTTTTTGCTTATTTGAAAGGAATGAAAAATGTCTAAACAAAAATTGTTTTCAGCTCATGATGCTAAGCTCGGCGTTTTTAATGCGCCGTTTACTTTTACGCATGTTGGCCAAGCTATGAGAGCTTGGGAGGAAGTGTGTAAAGATGGCAAGTCGCCGTTTTCCAAGTTTCCGGATGATTTCGTTTTGTATGAGATCGCTGAATTTGATGAAGACACAGGACAGATTGTGGCTCATAATCCTATTCGTAGGATTTCTTCTGCGCTTGAAGTTCTGGGTGCCACGCGCACTAGTCTTAAGGCGATCGAGAGTTAATAATTCTTGGGGGGGATGTCGAGTCTCCCCCAACATCAGGAGTTTTTATGATTGAACAACCTTTTAAACAGCCGAAACTTTTATCTTCTCAACAACATTTTTCTCGTATCCCACAGGCCGATATTCCACGGTCTGTATTTAATCGTTCTCATCAGTATAAGACTACGTTCGATGCTGGTTATTTGATTCCCATTTATGTTGATGAAGTTCTTCCAGGTGATTCGTTTAAGCTTCGTATGACTTCATTCGCTCGTCTCGCTACTCCACAGACTCCGTTTATGGATAATTTGTATGCGGACGTATTTTTCTTTTTCGTGCCTAATCGTTTATTATGGACTAACTGGGAAAGGTTTAACGGGGCCCAGGACGATCCAGGTGATTCTACTGATTTCGAAGTTCCGACGATGACGTCGACTGCGAGTACAGGTTATGCAATTGGTTCTCTCCACGATTATTTTGGGTTACCAACAGGCATTCCTGATCTTGAACACATTTCTCTTTATCACCGCGCTTATAATCTCATTTGGAACCAATGGTTCCGAGATCAGAATTTACAGAATTCCGTTGTGGTTGATTTGGACGATGGTCCTGATTCTCCAACTGATTATGTTCTTCTCCGTCGTGGAAAACGACACGATTATTTCACCAGCGCTCTTCCATGGACTCAAAAAGGTCCTGCCGTTGAGCTTCCTCTAGGTGATAAGGCTTGGGTTAAAGGTATTGCAAAAGGCAATACCGCTACATTCGCAAACGGTTCTGCTACCGTGCGCGAGTCTGGCGAAACGAGTACTTCTACGTTTGCCAGTTCTTTAATCATTGGACCTTTGGCTGACAACACTATGCTTGTCGAACAGGATGGTTCGACGGGTTATCCTAATATTTTTGCTGATTTGTCTACAGCTACAGCTTCTACGATTAATCAACTTCGCGAGGCGTTTCAGTTACAGCGTCTTTTTGAGAGAGATGCTCGTGGCGGTACTCGTATGGTTGAGATTCTCAAGAGTCATTTCGGCGTTACTTGTCCCGATTTCCGTTTGCAGCGTCCTGAGTATCTTGGTGGCGGAACCACTATGATTAATACGAATCCGGTTCCGCAGACTTCCTCTACGGATGTGACGACTCCTCAAGGCAATCTTGCCGCCATAGGAGCGTTTTCCCATCATGGTGTTGGTTTTACGAAGTCATTTGTCGAGCATGGAGTCATTATAGGAATGGTTTCGGTTCGTGCGGATTTGACCTATCAACAGGGTCTCAACCGTATGTTTTCGCGTACCACGCGTTATAGTTACTATTGGCCAGCTTTGTCTCATTTGGGTGAGCAGGCTATTTTGAATAAGGAGATTTATGCTCAAGGATCCGCTAATCCTGCACAGGATGAAGAAGCGTTTGGGTATCAAGAACGCTACGCTGAGTATCGTTATAAGCCATCTCTCATTACTGGTTTGTTTCGTTCTACTGCTCCCGGTACTTTGCATGTTTGGCATCTTGCTCAGGAGTTTAATGCGCTTCCCACTTTAGGTCCTACGTTTATTCAGGAAGATCCTCCTATCGATCGTGTGATCGCTGTTCCGGCTGAGCCGCATTTCTTGTTTGATGCAGTGTTTGATCTTAAGTGCGCTCGTCCCATGCCGGTGTACTCTGTTCCTGGTCTTATTGATCATTTCTAGGGGGGGTTATGATTCCTTTAATTGCAGCCGGTATCGGTGCATTGGGCGGAGTAGCAGGCTCCGCCATTTCTGCCGGTGGCGCAGCTTCAGCTCAGGAGGCGGCTAACAAGGCCGCCGCTGAAGAGGCTCAGCGCAACCGGGAGTTTCAAGAGAAGATGTCCAGTACAGCTGTTCGTCGGTATGCTGATGATTTGGCTGCTGCTGGTTTTAATCGTATTTTGGCCGCCGGAGGTGGCCAGGCTTCTACGCCATCAGGAGCAGTTGCTCCTGTAGGTGCTGTTAATAAGTCCGCTGGTCTTGGTGCCGGTATTTCAGGTGGTATTTCGTCCGCTTTGAGTGCCGCTCAGACTATTTCTCAGGTGCAAGCTCAAGAGGCGGCTGCTCAGAATGCGTTGGCTCAAGGTAAGCAGGCTATCGCTACAGCGAAGTTGACTGAGATGAAAGAGCCTATTGTCAAAGCTGAAGCCGATATTGCGGCTAAGCTTGCTGGTTCCAAAGTGTCTCAGGCTGAGCTCGCGAGGAAACGAGCGGAGTTTGATTCGTCTTATGTCGAGTTGGATTCTACTGCTAATCGTATTGGTCAAGGTGTTGGTATTGCCACTGATCTTGTGAATTCTGCCATGGGTATGAAACGCATGGGTCAACAGATAAAAAACATGAAGCTCGACCGCGTAATCCGCGGTGAGCAACATCTTAAAAATCAAGGCATTCACGGTACGTCTATAAAAGACGCTGTGAAAGGTCAGTTTCTTAAATAAGGAGTAAATATGGAATTTCGTACACGTTTTAGTTCTAATCAAGCGCGTCCTAAGGTTACTTGCACTGCAGAGGAAGGTAAGACGATGCAGGAGTTTGTTAAGGATTGTGATATTAACTTAATAATTGCTAAGTATCGTAAGACGGGAGTTCTTCCTGAGTCTGTTCGTCGAGTTGCTGGTCAGTATGGTGATTTTTCTCAGGTTCCGACTTTTCAAGAGATGCAAGAAAAAATCAATCTTGGTATGGAGCTTTTTGCTGCGCTTCCAGCTAAGGTTCGTAAACAATTTAGTAATGATCCCGGAGAGTTTCTCGCTGCTGCTGAGACCGATGAAGGTCGAAAGCTCATGGTTACGTTAGGCCTAGGTAAGGACCCCACCGTCGGTGAGGTCCCCTCCTCACCCGTGCAGGGCGAAAGCGCCGGAACGCAGCCGGCGCCTTCGCCGCAGGCGAAGAGTTCTAAGTCTTCGGTTTCTCAATCGAAGACGAAAGTAGTGTCTGAAGAAGCTTCGAAAAGTACGTAGAGTCTTTTTCGATAGATTCAAGGTATAGTATTTGTCCTGATACACACTGGATCAGGCTCATAAGTTCTGTTTTAGTTAGGTTTATTGTGTATTTCATTTTATCTCCTTTTGAGGGAATGCCCTCACAAGGGCGGGCGTTCTCGAGAAAGGATAGAAAATGTTTTTAAAGTATAACGCAAAAGCTTTGTCAGTTATTCAGGGTGTGGGACCATGTAGTTCCCTTGATGTAAATGGTCCCACTGACACCGTCGCATTGTGTTAAGGTTCTTCTGAAGGAGGAAAGTCTATGAAACGTCGTCGAATGTCCGGGCGTACTAGTCGGAAAGTATTTCGTAAGGGTAGCCGTGTCCATCGCAAGAATTCGCTAAATTCCACAGCAAATGGAATTATGCGCGGTGGGATCCGATTCTAAAAAAAAAAGCCCCTAGGGGTCTCCTAGGGGCCTTAGAACAGGAGGTACATGTGCCTTGTTACCATCCCATTCAAGCCTGGCGAGATCGCCATGGCGTTACGTTCAAACTTACCGCAGATGCTGCACCTTTTAAAGTATCTTGCGGTCGTTGTATTGGCTGTAAGCTAGAGCGGTCCCGTGTTTGGGCTACACGCATAGTTCACGAGAATCGTGAGCATGAATTAAGTTCGTTTATCACTTTGACCTATAGCGATGAGTGTCTACCGTCTAACGGTTCTTTGTGTTTGCGTGATTTTCAGCTTTTTATGAAAAAGCTTCGAAGGGCAACTAAGTCCCCTATTCGTTTTTTCCATGCTGGCGAGTATGGTGAAAAAAAGGGGCGCCCGCATTATCACGCCATTATTTTCGGTGAAGATTTTCGTTGTCGCAAGTGTAGGTTGGATTCTTCCGTACCACATTCCTGTGAGACCTACGATTTTGAAACCTCAGATCGAGGTGATACTACTTGGAGTTCTACGTTTTTAGATGGTCTTTGGGAGAAAGGTCGTGCGCTTGTTGGAGCCGTTACGTTTGAGTCTGCAGCGTACGTTGCAAGATATATTACGAAGAAAATCACAGGTCCAGAAAGCGAGAGAGCGTACGAGAGAGTTTTGGATTCTGGCGAGATCGTTAGGATCGCGCCT